TTATAGGCCGAATGATTCGGTAATTACATCGTTAGCTAATAATGATTTTTATACAGGTTCTTTATATCAGACAAATGTATTTGGCAATGTATTCTACCGTAATGGTCAAGTTGTCATGTCATCGCCGATGCCAAAATATCATGATGTATTATTTACAGGTTCAGCTGCTTCACCTAATGAGTTTAAAACGACGTTTAAAGGTCAACATACGATTTACGAAAATGAAGTAATGATACGTATTCCAAAAAATGCATTCAATGTATCAGTTAATCCATCAGCAGTTTTCCGACCAGCTAGTGGTGTAAATAACGCATGTAATGATGCAGGTTCGGGAGCTGAGATGTTTTTACGTCCAGGCGACTACCGTAAAACAATGTTTATATCTGGTACAGCATATCCTTACGTTACTACAGTTGGTTTATATAATGAACAACTGCAGTTATTAGCTGTTGGTAAGCTTGCAGAGCCATTACAGAAACGTGATGACATTGACATGAACATTGTAATACGATGGGACTATTAACTCTGTATATATTTATACTAAAGGGTTATAATATGTCATGGAATTCTTCATCAAAAGCAAGACGCAACGCAATTAAACATGGTTACCGGTCTGGTTTCGAACATGTCATTTCAGATCAATTAACAGAATCAAAAATCGAATTTGGTTATGAGGATACTGTTATCAATTACATCAAGCCTGAAACAAAACATAAGTATACAATCGACTTCAGATTACCAAATGGCATTTTAATCGAAACTAAAGGTCGATGGACAGCAGATGATCGTAAAAAACATTTGCTAGTTAAAAAACAACATCCCCAGTTAGATATAAGAATAATTTTTCAATCTTCCAAGACAAAGATAAGAAAAGGTTCAAAAACATCATACGGCGACTTTTGTGATAAGTACGGAATCCCATGGGCAGAAAAAAAAGTTCCAGAAAGTTGGTTAAAAGGTTGATTCTTTGAAAAATTTTTAATATATTCAACATATTAATATATTTGTATGAATGTATATGAATACAACATTGACATATGAAGTATGTAATGAAATTAAATAATATTATTAATATAATATAATGAGCAACTTTCCAATCATCACACTTCTTGAAACGGTGTTAGGTAAAGGTCGTATATCAACTAATAACAACGTTGCATTTAACTGTCCTTTCTGTCACCACCATAAAAAGAAAATGGAAGTTAATATTGCAACGCAGCATTGGCATTGCTGGGTATGTAACGCTGCTGGTAGAAAACTTCCTTTGATGTTACGACGATTAAATGTCGATAGAACAAAGATATCGCAGTTAACAGTAATGTTAGAAGAGGTTGAATATAAACCGAAAACGACAACAACAAATACACCAGTACTTGCTTTACCTGAAGGATTTAGACCATTATGGATATTAGATAAAGGTACACCTGAATATCGAAATGCCATATATTATTTACGTGGCCGCGGCATAACGATTTACGACATATTGAAATATCGAATTGGTTATTGCGATAAGGGACCGTATACTGGTAAAATTATCATTCCTAGTTTTGATGCCAATGGCAGTTTAAATTATTTTGTGTCACGTGCATATTATTCTGATGATCAACAGAAACATAAAAATCCGGCATTTTCAAAAGATATCATTGGTTTTGAATTACATATTAATTGGTCAATGCCAGTTATATTAGTCGAAGGTGCTTTTGATGCAATTGCTATACGACGTAATGCCATTCCATTGTTTGGCAAAACAATTTCAGATACATTGAAAAAGCGTATCATTGAACATGGTGTTAAATCAATTTACATATGTTTAGATAACGATGCACGTAAACAAGCGCTTGAAACAGCTGAATATTTCATGTCAAATGGTGTACATGTATATTTTGTTGATTTACCAGAAAGTGATCCAAGTGAATTAGGATTTGAAAAAATTAGAAACCTCATCGATGATACAATTGAATTGTCATCAGATAAATTAATGCAAGAAAAAATATTATGCAGACTATAGACATTGGATTAGATCATATTGATAAGATATTTCATATTGCAGATGTACATGTACGTAATGTGAATCGTCATAAAGAATATGCCGAGGTGTTCAAACGGCTGTACGCTTATATCAGAAAAAATAAAACACCGAACAGTGTCATTTATGTTGCTGGTGATGTTGTGCATGCAAAAACTGATATGTCGCCAGAATTAGTACATATGGTATCAGATTTTTTTAAAATGTTATCAGACATCGCGCCCACCGTTTTAATCACCGGTAATCATGATTGCAATCTAAATAATGCCAATCGCTTGGACGCCTTGTCTCCCATCGTTAGAGCCTTAAATCATCCAAACTTACACTACCTTAAAGACACGGGGATATATGAGTTGGCCGGTGTACACTTTAACGTTATGTCGGTGTTTGATAAACCAGCAGATTTCATAAAATCATCTGATTTTGAAGGAAAAATTAAAATTGCATTACACCATGGAGCAGTGAATTCTGCTACTACCGATCTTGGAATTACATTGAGTAATACACATGTTACGACAGATTTATTTGCTGGACATGATCTGGTATTGTTGGGTGATATCCATAAGATGCAGTTTTTAGATGACAAGAAACGTATTGCATATCCCGGATCGTTGATTCAACAAAATCATGGCGAAGGTTTGACTCATGGTATATTTGAATGGGATATGTCAGATTTCAGTGCTAAATTTGTTGAAATTGAAAATACATATGGTTATTACACATTTGAAGTTGATAATGGTGTGATCACTAATCCATCGGATAAGGTACCAAAAAAACCTCGTATACGAATCAAAGTGAAAGATACTGATTCGGCAGACCTGAAACGTATCGTATCAGAAATACGTACTCAATATAAAGTACAAGAGGTTGCCATTCATAAGATTCATTCATTGAACAGTGGTACAAGTCATCAGAAAGTTGGTTTTGGAAACATACGCGATGTAGAATGGCAGAATAAAATAATCACTGAATATTTAGAAAATGAACAAGGACTAGATGATCAGATGTTAGATGTTGTCCGCCATATCAATCGTACAGTACATTCAAAATTGCCTGAATCTGAAATGACTCGTAATGTCATTTGGTCACCAAAACGTTTTGAGTTTTCTAACATGTTCAGTTATGGTGAAGATAATGACATTGATTTTGCAAATGTAAATGGTGTTAATGGATTGTTTGCTCCTAATGCCAGTGGTAAATCAACGCTGTTGGATGCCATGGCTTTTTGTTGTTTTGACCGATGCAGTCGTACTACAAAGGCAGTTCATGTATTAAACAATAAGAAATCTAATTTCAAATGTAAACTGCATTTTGAATTAGATGGCCGCGATTATTACATAGAACGTCGTGGTAAAAAACAATCTAATGGACATGTCAAGGTTGATGTGGATTTTTGGACCATTGGAGATGCTGGTGAAGAAGTTTTGCTAAACGGTGAACAGCGTGATAACACAAATAAAATCATTCGTAAGTATATCGGTTCATATGATGATTTCATCTTAACAGCGTTATCATTACAAAACAATAACACTGGGTTCATTGACATGTCTCAAAAAGAACGTAAAGAGTTATTAACTCAGTTTTTAGATATTGACGTGTTTGAATTGCAATATCAAATTGCAGCTGAAGACATTAGAGAAACATCAGCACTGATACGCGAATATAAACGTCATGATTACAGTACAATGTTATCAGATGCATCTAAATCAATTGACCAATTGACTGGGCCATTTAATCGCATGAAGCATGAAAAGGTTGAACATGATAAAATGGTCAATGACCTGAATGACATCATCATTGCACTTACAAAAGAAATTAAAACGATATCATCGGATATTGTAGATCCTAGCGTAATAGAATCAGAATTGCAAGATTTAGCAGAAACTGAAAATGAATTGATTGAGACAATAAAAACAACAAAAACAGAATGGCGTAACTGGAATACGACGATTGCTGATTTAGATATGCAAATTGCTAGATATGACAAAACTGCATTAACAAATGAGATACAGACAATACAATCTCATATCAGAACGCAGATGGAGTTGGAAAGTAAACAGCAATTAATTTTGGCTCGAATTGAGCATGCAAAAGATATGGTTTCAAAACTTGATAATCATAAATGGGACCCTAACTGCGAATTCTGTATGGCTAATCCATGGCTAAAAGATACACAGTCAGTTGCAAAAGAATTACCTTCATTAGAAACAGAAAATACTAATATTGAAATACAGGTGTTACGACTGAAAGAATTGATCAGCCAATCAACAGCAGATTCTGATTTAACAACGTTAACGCAGTTGGAAGATGATAAATCAATGGCGCAATGGCAAGTCGCTTCATATGAAAAACAATTGGAAATTCTGAAATCAAAATCTGAGCTACATGTTTCACGTAAAGAACAAGCTTTAGAAAAATTAGAACGTTGTCGACAACATGAAGCTGATATTAAATATAATGAACAGAAGACGATTGAAATAAATGATGTTACATCTGAACGAAATGACTTGTTATCCGAGATAAAACATTTAGAAGACAATATATTATCTGTTGCCAGTAAAATTCAGTTGGCAGAACAGACAAAAACATCTGCGGAACAATCAATCAATCGTTTACAAGAACTTG